CATCCCCAAAGTATATTTCAAATCTTCCTCCCTCAACCTCTTGACAAAAATAAACTGTACTTGTGCTTGTTAATTGTGTAATGTCTGTTGCTTTATTATATGTAACTGTTTGAGTATCAGTCACAGAATTTTGAACCTTAACTGTAAGTGTATTAATATCAGCACGGTTATCTGTTAATAAAAATCTTTGACTTGCATCGGAAGTGTCAACTGTATATGTTGATGTAACATAAGTTCCCTCGTACACAGGAGTTTCATTAAAAATAATTTGACCAGAGGTATTTGTTCCAGTAATATCAGATATTGTGACAAAAGAAAAAGAGGTGCCATCTATAGATGCACTAAACTTAGTTCCTGCAGGCATAGTTAATGTATCAGTATTAGTTGTTACGATTACATTTATTGAGGCAACTGGTGAGCGAGCAGAGGACACTTCATATCCTAACATCTTTGCGTGAGATACAACACTTGACCTCAATGCAGAAGAGTCTAGGAACATTTCATTGGCAACCATGTTTGTATTGAATGCAAGATAGTGAGTATTATATGCAAGGGTGTCTAGAAGAATATTCATACCAGAACCCTCAAAATCATAGTCCTTAAATTTATCTTGTGCTTTTAGAAATGTTTTTAAATTTTCTTTTATGTCATCAAAGTCTAATTCTGTTACTTGTAGTTTTGCCATTATCGTAATCTCTCTAAGAATATTGTTAAGTCAACTAATTCAGTAGGAGTGTTCACGACATAAAATTCAATAGTGACTGAATAGCTATTTCTGTCATAATCTGGTATTGCCCTAACTCCAGTGAGTCTTGCTCTTGGTTCATAGTTTTCTATTACATCTTCTATGTGTCTTGCTAGTAGGGCTGCAGTAACTGGAGTCATTAATTCAAACAACATATCTCTAACACCAGAAGAAATTTCTGGGTGAAAAGGTTTCTCGTATATGTTCAACAATACCAGATTACGAATAGACCTTTTAACTGCTTGAACATCTGTCACCACACTAACATCTTTATCAGAAGATTTTTTTCCAAAGAATAAATCTAAGTCTACATATTCTCTAACATTTCTATCAGAGTTGTTGTTTAACTGTGCGTCATAAATCGACATTTATATAGACTCCTAATTTACATTTATTTATAAGATTAAACATAATAGCCTAACTGTTGTAATGTGGCTCGGGCCCATTTATATTGAGTGTTCCAACCTCCACTGGCCTTCCAAGTTCTTTTACCAAGTTTACCTTGTTTAATGTCTATGTGTATAAAATTATTTCCACTATCAACTGCAGGAAAATATAATCCGATACCCAATGCACCATGTTTAACAGCAGTCCTAATAAATTTATTTCTTTCCTCTACTGTTTTATTTTCCATCTTGATATCTAAGGCTCTACCCACAAGGTGTTGTGAACTTTTTGCTTGTTTATATGAACGAGAACGCCGTGCACCAGCTCCACCTCGTCTTACCACTACCATTTGATAACCAAGATCATCAGCCATACTTTCTGCTATCTCTATTATCTTTGAGTTTAATCCTTCTTTGTCTGCCTCATCTTCAAAAACAACTTTTCGTTTTCCATCTGAAAAGAACTCGCCTGGACTTTTCTCTTTCTCTTCTTCAGTTGCTTCTGGTGTTGGTGTGAATACAGATGGGTCATCTACATCTACACCACCTATCTCTAAAAAGTCTAATGTGTCTGGGTCACTCACTTCAACTTTTTTCTTCCCTGTTGGGTCATCTGGGTCTGGGGCTTCTTTTTCTAAATCTATATCTTCTGATAATTGTTTTGCTGCACCCTCACTTAAATCATATTCATTCTCATTAATACCTAATTTTTCTGAGAGTGCACCTATTGGATTATCTTCTCTCTCTAACAATATTGGAAATGGATAATCACCATCTGCATTTATTAAGTAATCACCAGTTCCAGCTTCCTCTGTTCTCTCGGGCCCTTGAGAGTCAACTAACTCTTCCTCTTTTGCTATATTCTTACCATCTTCAATACCTTTGGTAATATCTGTAATGATTAGTTCTGACTCTGGTGTATTTGGAGTTTCAACTGACGGCCCTGATGTTCCATGAATTATCTGACCATTAAATGTTCCTAGTGCACTATCCTTTGCAAGTAAGTTTGATGAGGGTGCATTGACTGATATTGTACTTGCATTAATATTAGTTGTCGTTCCATCTATGTCAACTGTTGTTCCATCTAAGTCTACAGTAACAGCATTAACATTGAAACTTATTTCAGAGTCTATATTAAAACTACCCTCTGCAGTTAGATTTACAGTAGATGCAAATATCTCTGATTGTATTCCGTCTATTCGTCTGTCAATGGTACTACCAAATCTTTCCGTGACTGCACCTTTAACAGAACGAGAAATTTTAGAATTATATGTGTCCGTTACTTCACCAATAATAACACTATCAAAGGTATCATTGTAAACACTAGAAACTGCACCCAGTGCTGTTGTTATAAGTTTACTCTCATACAATTGTCTGGTGTCACCAAAAACTGTGGTGTTAAAATCTTGTTCAACTTCAACATTCATGTCACCTTCAACTTTAATATTGTAATCACCTTTTACTAAAGTGTTACAATGACCATCTACTGTTAGGTTTGCATGACCTTTAACATTCACATAATCAGAACCAGCAATCAAATGATAACTGTCACCTACAACATGAACAACTCTGTTACCACCACCATCAACTTCATAGTACGTTCCTGTCGTATGATACTCATGTATTCTTTCATGTTCTGGTGTATCATCATATTCTCTTATGTGACCAGACTCAGTTTCTAAAACATGATTGAATGGATACTCTGTTTTTCTTTCTTCTAATACGTTATAGTTTGGTACACCCCAATCTTGACCACTGGCTGTTCCGACATAAGAAAACTTTTCCAACATTTCCTTTTTATGTTTTAACATTTTATGTTGATAGTCTTCATCATTACGCGAAAGTCTATTAACATCACTTTCACCTAAATCGTGACCAGACTTCTCATTCGGATATTGGGGATATTTAAAGTTGGGATCATTGAAACCTAAGTTGGCTCTGTTCTCACGATACTGTTTTATTTTTTCAGCATGTTGTAAAGAACCTGCACCTCTAGCCTTAAAACGATTTTCTGCGTAGGGGTCAGTATAGATATCATCTAACTCAAAATCAGAATCATTAAGGTCATCTGGAACTTGAGGGTAGCCAGGCAATGTTCCCATGATTATTGGTTGTTGTCTTTCAACTGCATCACGAAACCAACCCATGACCCAAGTTCCTTCAACAAGAAAAGATGGGGTCATACCCATTCCTTGCATCGAGGGGTCATTTACTGGATGCATAACATGAGCCCACGGCAAGTCTTCCGTAGGTATCTCATTCTTATCTTCTGTATGTATTCCTAGACAACGTACACGAACTCTACCCAACTTAGCAGGGTCATTCCTATCTTCCACGACTCCAGTGAACCAGACAAATCCGTCCAGCCCCATAAAATAATTATCGGCCATATGCATAGACTCCTTACAAGGTTATTTATAAAGAGTCTACACAGATATTAACGCTCGTATATGTCAGCCATTGTTGGATACTCACCAAGTCTATCAGACATTTTTACTTCTGGTTCAGTATCATATTCTTCTAGGTAATATTTCTTTTCAATCTTATCAGAACTATGTTCTCCAGTGTTTAGTTGACACATGGCCTCCGAGGCTTCTGTTTTATCTAAACCAGTTTGAAGAACTTCATTAGTCTGTAAACAAACTCTATATTTTACCACAGACTTACTCCTTTTTTTAAATTGGAATTTTTATTTATCATTTGAAAATTTTAAACGCTGCTTAGAACAGGAAACACAAATAGATTACTTTAGGACTATCGGCCCTCTAGGAGTGGCCTCAATACTCTAAGTATTACCCATCTTCATCCAAATTCGTTTTCCTCATTCTTAGCTGCTACAAACAAAGGCTCACTTGTCGAATGGTCAATATAGTCTACACCATCCGATGCGTAGTTACGCGTGTGTGTTTTCTTTACAACCATGTTTGTGTCTTCTTCTATCTCGTAAGATATAAGTATTTGTTTTATAAGGTTTTTTCGTGGTAGGTCTAAGGTCATCTTCTCTTTCCAGTACTGGCATCTGCCGAATCAGTTTTACTCAAAACTTGCAGATTACCTTTATTATATGCTTGACCAATTATATAGTCACCACTCAACGCATGTCGCGTTTTTACGAAACCATTACCAACACCATCTCCGATACTCTCGTAGGTGGAACGATTTTTAGGCCCGTCCAGTTTTAGGGGGGAGGGCTCTCTCACAATAGGATTAGAAGATACTCCCATCTTCTTGAGAAACTTTTCGTGTTTACTCAGAGCCTCTTCCATTCTCTTCGTCAATTTTCGCGATTTTTTTCTTCGTTTATGGTTCGTAGTCGTATAGTATATCGGAAGTAAATGCATACCACTCATATCAATGCATACTCCTTCTAGGTGCTTCAAAACCCAATATAGTTCTCTTTAATTTCTTATAGTCATCTTCAGATAATATCTGTTTGTATAACTCAATACCACCTGCTGACATAACACCAGCTATCATTGATGGGTCTACACCACTCAACATTAGTTCACGTGCTAAATTCATAAAAGCCTTGTTAACTTCTTCTAGTTCTTTTTCTTCTTCTCTATCCATAATTCACCATCATATACACTGTAAGACAACCAAGTAGAAACATTACAATGTGTGTTACTATTGTTTCTTTGTTCATAGTTTTATTGCCAATGTAATTAGTATACCAATTAATAGTATGTTTGTCAAGATCATTTGCACACATAATATTAAATGATACCAAACCCATCTATGTTTGTATAGTGTATGAATGTTAAC